GTGGTCCCGTCGTCCTGGTATCCGTCGCCAGGGCTGATGACACTTCAGCTCCGTGAGTCCCAGAGGGTTGCGCTAGATCGTCTTACCGAACCCGGTAGACACTTCGCAGCCCTCTGGGCTGAGCCGCGTTCAGGGAAGACCGCCGTGGCTCTCAAGTGGGTAGAGCACGTTGCCCCTCGTGTGGCCGTGGTGGTCGGTCCGAAGATTGCGGAACGTACCTGGCAGACCGAGGCAGCCAAGTGGCTCGGCAAGTCCTATCGGTTCTTCCCGCTCACGGCGGGCAACGCCTACCCGACCACAACCCTATTCCGGGGTATCACGATCCTGTTCGTCAACTACGAGCAGTTCGGCAAGGCTCCGTGGAAGCGCCTGCGTCCGTTCCTGGACAAGATGGCGAAGTACTGTGAGGGCCAGGGCATGATGCTGTTAGACGAGTCCCACATCATCAAGACGCCAAACTCGGTGTTCGGCAAGCACATCCGGCCACTGGCCGAGAAGTGGCACTACCGACTCCTGATGACAGGTACTCCCGTAACCAACCCGGACCAGGTAGACGCTATCTACGGGCAGTGGACGTTTCTGGACCCTGCCATCCGGGAGCACTGGCCTACCGCAGCAGACTTCCGCGAGTACTTCGGCGAGTGGACCACGGTCAAGGGGTACCCCGAGCTCATCCGTCCTCGACACCAGTACGAGCTCAGCATGTACCTCCAGCCCAACGTCATCACTATGGTAGGTCCAGGAGAACCCGTGCCTATCCGCAAGGTGACCTACCCGGTACCTGACGAGGTTATGGACCATCACAAGCGCCTGCTAAAGAAGGGTGTCACCGTCATAAGCGAGCGGGACGTCATCGGTCTCAACCCGCTGGTCCGCCTGCTGCGACTGCGCATGCTCGTGGCGGGCTGGGTCAAAGACGATGACGACGTACCGTTCACGGTGCCGATCGCCCTACGTGCTCGGCTTGGTGCTCTGGGCGTGGTCATGGCCAGGTGCAGGGGAAAGATCATCATCTGCTGTACGCACCTGTGGGAGGTCAAGCTGGTGCGCAGATACCTCAGTAAGAAGGGAATCGAGTATGGACTGATCACTGGGGCCACACGTGAGAAGAACAATGTGATCGAAGCGTTCCAGCGGGACCCCGACATGCGCGTGCTGTTGGTGCAGCCTCGCACGGTCGCGATGGCGGTGGACATCTCGGTGGCCAACGATCTTATCTGGTACACCAGCGATTTCAACTTCGTGACGTTCAAGCAGACTAGTGACCGTATCAAGCTCAGCCCGGCCAATCCGCGCGTGTGGTTCTTGTGTGGCCGGGGCACCGTAGACGAGGACGTGTGGGCCACACTCCAGGAAGATCACAATCACCTGCGCAAGGTCGTCCGCCGCATCCAGACGCGTCGACATTCCTAGTAACGCTAGGGCAGAAAATCTATGTGAGAAATTTTCGGTTTGGGCTTGCGCGATCAGACCGTATGCGCAACAATAGTACCTGTCACACCGCACCGGGGGTTCGGCCAATCGGACCCCCGGTACAAAGCTTCCATCATCCGGCCGACAACAAGGAGAGCATCATGGCCACCACCCGCAAGAGCACCAAGCCCGCCGTAGAGACCGAGGTCGACGAGGTCGAGGAGGAGGTCACCGCCGAGGCGACCCCGAAGCAGATCATCAACGAGGCCATCGGTCGCGTGGTCGAGAGCCTCGGCATCGACGTCCAGAAGAACCGCTACAAGGCGATGCGCGCCATCGCGTTCCAGGCGTTCAAGAACGCCATCGAGGACGGCACCTTCGACGACCTCGTCGACGAGGCCATCGCCAACGTCGACGACCTGCCGTCCGGCTGGGAGATCGAGCGCGTCGCCAAGGACGAGGCCCCGGCCAAGCCCGCCGCGAAGAAGGCCCCGGCCGCGCGCAAGACGGCCGCGAAGACCGCCGCCAAGCCCACCGCTCGCAAGCGCCCCACGCGCTGACTCACTCGAGGACCCATCAGCTCTTCCCCCTGAGGCTGGTGGGTCCTCGTCATCTTATGGGACCAGAGGCGAGTGCATTGTCCTTGTGACGCAGCACGGCACACGCGCCGACTGACGAGTCGGAGTTCGCAGGTTCGAATCCTGCCTAGTCCCCGAATAACTTCACACATCACCAAAGTAGGAGTCCACACCTATGCAGCTTCTCATCAGTGACGACTTGGCTGAGGTCGAGGCGTACCTCGCCCAGTCCACCGCGCCTGTCATCGTCGACATCGAGACCACCGCTCTCACAGTAGGGCTCGGGCAGGTCGTCTGTGTTGGCTTCGCTCCCTACGACCGTGACGACGTCATGGTATGGTGGCCGCAGACCCCCGAGGATCTTGGAAAGCTGCGGGTCCGCAAGATGGTCGCCCACAACGCCCCGTTCGAGGAGCGCTGGCTCAAGTCGTACGGCTGCGACGTGCGCACCGTGTGGGACACGATGTTCATGGCCTATCTCATCGACGAGAACCACCCCATCGGTCTCAAGGACCTCGGGCGTCGCTTGCTCGGGTACGAGGACTGGTCCGAGGACAACGTCGGTGGGCTGGGTAGCGAGTTCGGCCAGCTGTGGAGCGATCGCCACACCATTCCGCGCAGGGCGTGGGCGCGGAGCAAGCGTCGCATCAGCACCTACAACGGCATGGACGTCCACGCCACACGTGAGCTCATGAAGTGGCAGCGTCGCCACATCCGCAAGAACCTCAAGCCCGGCGAGAACCCCGTGGCTGTCATGCAGAAGGTCATGATTCCAGCAATAGAGCCGCTGCGACAGATGGAGGACAACCGTCTGCCAGTCCGGACCAAGCTGGTCGAGAAGACCAAGGAGCGCGTGCAGGCGCAGATCGAGGAGATAGAGCGCAAGCTGGACGAGGCCGTACCCGACAAGGAGGAGTGGCCCGACTTCCTGAAGAAGTCGAAGGTCAACTGGGGCAACACCAACTGGACCAAGTGGTGGCTCTACGTGTATCAGGGCGCTCTCTGCCCGGCGCGCACCAAGCCGACCAAGACGTGGCCCGAGGGCAACCCCAGCCTATCGGCGGAGAATCTCGCCAAGATCGACCACCCAGCGGCCCGCCTGCTCATCCAGCGCTCCACACTGTACAAACAGCTGACCGGCTTCCTAGTACCCATTCTGGAGAGAACCAGAGACGGTAGGATTGGCACCAGCTTCAAGCTGACCGGCACCGTGACCGGTCGACTGAGCAGCAGCAGCCCCAGCGACGAGGACCCGGGGCTCAACTCACAGCAGATCCCTCGTGACAAGGCCACACGCAACCTGTTTGGGGAGCGCGGCCTGGCCTGGATAGAGGTCGACTTCTCCCAGCTGGAACTTCGTGTGGCCGCGCGTATGGCTAACGAGACTACGATGCTCGCGCTGTTCGAGGCTGAGGAGGACATTCACAAGTATATGGCGCACCGTCTGGTGCGGGGCGACGAGATCACCAAGGAGCAGCGCAGCCTCGCCAAGGGAGCCAACTTCGGCTTCCTGTATGGCATGCAGCACAAGCACTTCGCCAACTACCTCTTCGAGAACTATGGCGTCAAGATCACCCCGAAAGAGGCAGAGGCCTTCCGCGAGGAGTACTTCACCACCTTCAGCGCGCTTCCTGAGTGGTACCGGAAGCAGCGCAAGGAGGCGATCGAGTACGGTGGTGTCCACAACGAGTTCGGTCGGTTCCGTCACCTGCCGAAGGTGTACTCGGACGACTTCTGGATTCAGGAGAACGCCTTCCGCCAGGCGATCAACTCGCCCGTGCAGTCGACCGGTTCTGACTTCATGCTGATCAGCCTAGGACGACTTGCTCGAGACTTGCGCCTGCCCGAGTTGGGTGCTAAGCTTATCACTACTGTCCACGACTCCGTGTGTCTGACTGCCCCGTACAGCACAGCGCGACGAGTGGGCAGGATCGTCAAGGAGACAATGGAAAAGGCTGATGACACACTCGAACGGAAGTTCTTCCTCAAGGCAGACGTCACGATCTCGCGGTGCTGGGGAGGTGAAGCGCTTGCCGAGTTCTAAGTCACGTCAGCTTCCGTCCACCGGCAAGAAGCCAGGAGCATGGCACGGCGCTCGCGGCACGTGGCCCACGACGGCCGACGGTCAACTGGTTATCACGCAGTCTATGGTCAGCAGCTTCGTTGAGTGTCCTCGCGAAACCTACTATGGCATTGTGCTGGGGCTTCGCCCGCGTCTCGCCAAGAAGCCCCTCACCCGAGGCACGTGGGTTCACGCCCTGCTGGAGGAACGGGGCAAGGGAGGTGACTGGCGTGCGAAGCACCAGGAGCTTCTCGAGGCTGCCCGCTTAGAGCAGTTTGAGGAGGAGGTCGAGGGACTGGCACGCGAGTGCTACAACATCGTCCTCTCCTACGAGTACGCGCACCGTGACGAGATTCTCATCCCCGTGGCAGTGGAGCTCACCGTCGAGCGTCCGATGTTCCGGGGCAAGGTGCTGTACCGAGGCCGGATAGACATCATCTGGATCGACGAGATGGGCGATGTGTGGCTGGGCGATCACAAGACCCACGCTCAGCTCCCCGAGTGGCGTTACCGTGAGCTCGCGTTCCAGCACTACTCCTACCTGTGGGCCGTGGCGCAGGCTCCGGGCTACAAGGCGCTCCGCTACAAGGGCAAGCCCCTGCCGCAGCCGAAGGGCTTCATCTATGACTACTGCAAGACCGGTAGCATCAGCACCCCCACGATGACCACCAAGGGCAAGATCAGCCGTGTGGTCAAGCCCACCAGCACCACGTACCCGGTCTTCCGGGAGTGGCTCATCGAGCAGGGTATGCTCACCACGATCAAGGGCAGGGACCTCCTCGCTATCGAGGACAAGACCGAGCGCGCGTACGTCGAAGAGTTCCTGGTGGCGACCAAGCATCGTGACTACACCGATCTGTTCCGCCGCGACAAGATGGTCTTCACGCCGGAGCAGGCCGAGCGCCAGCGGAAGGCGTTTGTGACTTCAGCCCGCCGTCTGCTGACCTACAAGTGGGACGACCCCGACTGTGTCGAGCGCAACCTGCATGCCTGCTCGGGCTACATGTGTAACTACAAGGACCTGACCGTGGCCGACCTGATGCACGGCACCAGCGAGATTGAGCAGCGGACCCGGTACGTCACCACCCGCGACCCGCTGGACTACTACCCGAACCAGGAGAAGGAAGAGAAATGATCTACTGTATCTACGGTCGGCCCAAGGTGGGCAAGACCACGATGGCGCTCAAGGACGCGCCCAAGGGCAAGACCGCCGTCTTCAGCGCCGACCAGGGTCTGCTCGGTATCGACACCACCGGGATGACCATCCTGGAGGACCTCTCCGCTCGCACCATCAACAAGACGGTCACTGGCAGCTTCCTGGCGAAGCACCAGCGGTTCGTGATCGATACGGCCACCAGCCTGCATCTCCTGTTCCAGCAGGAGTCCGCAGGTGGACCGGGTGCCCAGATTCGCAAGCAGGACTTCGGTGTCGCTAACAACGCCCTGGCCACACTCCTCCGCACCCTGCGCGACAGCAAGAAAGAGGTCGTCGTGCTGGCCCAAGAGCGCCTCATCGTCCCCGGGCAGGGCCTCGGCAGCGACGGCAAGGAGGAGTGGACCCCGGAGGACGTCGACGAGGACACCGGAGCGATGACCACCGTGGATCTCAGTGCGGGCGCGGCCAGCGCGGTCCTCCAGATGTCGGACGCCATCGGTCGTCTGTACATCGCCAACGTCGACGATAAGCCCGTCCGCCGTCTCTGGCTCGGCCCGTCCGCCTCGATTGTGGCCGGAGCCCGTAGCAGCCGGTACC